CGAAGCAGCTGGTGCCCCCCAAACTTAGGGGGCCAGCATTTTGCGATAGCTATGGGTTTAAACTACTCTGTGCCTCGGCACAGCGTTCCCTCACTGAGTCATCACTGACTCAATGGGTTGGCCCGTCTCGTCGTAAAAGTAGCAAGCCGGTACAAATGGCCTGATACCTCCCGCCCTCCGAAGAGGGCGAGGCCTTTCAGCCTTTCGAGGTTGACGTTCCTTTGCTGCGCTGTTTTTCCAGCGAAACGTTCCTTTGACGTCCCGTCTAGATTCCCCTGTGAGGGAAATCGGTTCGGAGTAATGCGCCGTGACAGACTTGTCCTCCCGCTTCTTGAGCTGGAGTAAAGGTCTGTTTTGGTTTTCACAAACATTGTTATGCCTGTGAAGCCAGTGAGAGTACCAGATGTAAGGTCGTTCTTCCCAACTTCTCTTGCGCCTTGGTTGTTCAAACACAAGACGCCAGTAAGTTGGTACTGATCTGTCGTATTTCATATACGCACAGTTTAGACCAAGCAAATGGACACTTGGGATGTGAAACTTAATACCCGCGTGATCAACTTCCCACGTGGGTACAAAGCACACAGCCTTTGACTCACTAGCAAGCATTCTGACAAGGAACGCTACAGTGGATGGTATCTCAGCAACATCCCAGCGAGTCAACAACCCGTTGGTGATCTTGTGACACCACGCAACATACTCGTTACGTGATACTGTCCCATCCTCCTGCAGGTCACACTCAGGCATGTACGGTCGTACGTCGATTCCTCCTTTGTAGTCGCCTCCACAGCTTTCTCGGAAGAAAGTGTGGCTTGGGCGCTCCGGATCAGGCTGGTCATAAAAACTCTTCTCAGAGTTGACCTTAAAACCTAACTCGGACATAACTACTATAAAGGGTCGCGCACATTGTGTGGGGAGCATTATATCGTCCCCATACACCGATACCTTACCTCTTCTGTTCAGAAGAGTACGTGTGGCCTCCGCAAGGCAATAAAACAGTAACGTTTGGAGAGGAAAGGTGTGGCCAGATCCCATAAGCATGTAGCTCGTGAGATCTACCACTTTCCCGTCAACTTCACAACGACGGGACCTAACCACATCAAGCGCTTCATGCCAATCACTTGGCACTAGAAGCTCAATGTGTCTCCATGTGAAACTGTCACTTGCCTTACTCATATCGATGGTGCTCAAATAGCCGTTTGTACTGGCGATTCGTGCCCATCGTCTATGACGATCCTGTTGTAATGACAGGTCGATATGAGTTTCCTTCTCAAGCCTAGCTCGAATAACGTCACCTAATCCCCTCGACAGAAAACCGCCGAGGATCGTGTCAGGTGCTATTATCCTTGCACTCTTGAAGGATTTAGGCACTGCAGTCGCTTTAATGTGGTCGACGACGTTTCTTTGTCGACAACGTTTGCGCACCGCACGAAAAAGGTGCACATCACGAGCAAGGCACTCGTTGAAAGCTGCCAGCTGCTTGTCGGTCCCCGATAGACGCTCTAAGCGTGTATCAAGGTATGACTTGCTTCTGGGCAACCCAACAGCAGCACGCTTACCAAAAGAGCAAGAGTCGAACCACTCATCGTAAGAAAATTCGCCTAAAACAGATTGGCATATTTCTCTTGCGCGGTGTATAACGAGCAGTGCTCGTCGACTCATTGGCTCCGGACACCAAAAGCCTTTCTGGCTGTCCACAAACCCACTAAAGGATTCGGTAGACAGGTCGTCAAAAGACTTATCAGATGACCAGATCACACGTTTGTCGAAATCCAATAACTGCTTGAACTTCTTGAACGTGTATGGAGCACATCCCGTATTGATTAGGATGTCCTCTCCTCGAGCTCTTCTTTCGCATGACCGACGCATATAGCTGTCAGCCAAGTCGTGCATTAAAGCTGCTCTCACCCCTTCAAATAAGGGTTCAAGCGGAAGTAGGTTTGTTGCCTTACGTCTCTTACGTCTCTTTGTTGATGACATAGCGTGCTCCTCCAGTTAGTCTGTTCTGGTTAAGGTGCCTACCCTAAGAAGGGAAGGTACCAGCTTGGTACAGGTCGTCAAGACCAGCCATGATAGCTAACTGCCCAACCATTTCGCGAAGTTCTGCGACATGTGCGGCAGTTGCTTCAGGATGGTACTCAACTTCCACCCGAGCAACAGAAAAGCTAACAGAGCCATCGGCCAAAGTGAACGGGAAAACGAACGAAGCATGTAACTTCTGCTTCGACCACTCGCCTGTACTTTGAAGTGACGGCATACGCGCTTTGAGGATAACCTTTTGGCGCGCGAGGAAATCAGCTTCAGAAACGTCGGCATATTCATAGCCGTTCGTAACTGCTGTAGCGGTCCTGCTAAAACTTTGCGCAGAGCCGCCAGTCGTGGCAGTAGTGCCACCATCAGATAGTGAGATTGACATTTCACTTTCTCCTCTTTTTCAGAATACTCTTGAGCATTCCTATTGTTAATGCGATTGAGTCGATCGTACGTAGCGTATTACGCCATCGTCGATCAACAAGGGGGAGGGATGGCGGTTCAAGGTCAACCACTCGTGACATGAGAAACGAGCGACACTTTGGATTGAAGTCCAAAGTAACGTCGGTTCCAGGAAGCAGTTCTGTAGTACAATCTACCGCATACGTTGCGTAAGATTGTGCAAAGACCACTTCCAATTCACGTAGACTGGCAAGCCAGTCTCCGAGGTTAACGAACCAGTCGAAAATAAAGCTAAAGGGAATGTATTCCCAGGTACCACGGATCATATCCCAAGGTGATAGGCCAAAATCACTAGACCTATTGCTTGAAAGTATGTCAATGGCACCTCCAGTACCCCAGGTGGTCTCTGACCGCCAAGGGACCTCGAGGACATCTGTGTAAGATGGTCCCCAACGTCGAGAGTAGAATATACCACTCTCTTTTACTGGATCTTTACAACGACTCCCGTCTTGGACACGGTCGATAAAATCTTGCGCTTTCAGCGCGTTGATAATATCTTCCGCATCCATCATGGCCGGCATAAGCATGTATCTCCACCATAGCCAAAGCTCCTCAGCGTTGAGGGCTAAGTGCTTAGCAGATTTCCATGCTTGTCCACTTTTAAGGAACGCCTTAACACAGCCAACGAAAAGTTCACGAATTGATGTGATCGTTTCGCCAAGCTCTGCAAGGAAAACCGCTCCTTCGAATCTTGGACTGTTCGCTTTAATGAACAGATCGCGAGTTGTGAAATCTCGCAATTCATCACCATAGTCACGCAGCTGCCTTTCCAATATCTTAGGAAAGGTGCTTCCGTACCAATAGCTAGATCCGATTGTGGCTCGATAATCCTCATCGCAGTAATTCCAAATCTGCACATAAGGATAATCAGTTGCCCACATAGTAAAACTACTACCTTGTGGACACCACACCATCGTGGCCTGCTTACCTGCAGTGTGCCTCCACCGAGTAAATTCATGAAACACCTTGCGGCGTTTCGAACCTACTTGGATATAAAGAGGCTTTCCACGATAAGATTCTACTCTGGATCGATAGTCCTGTATGCTCCTGGTATAGCGAGCATAAGGAGTGCCGCACGGCTTATAGTAACCATACTGTCGATTACGATAAGTCGTTTGGTTGTCAACCGTCAGAGTAACCATGATACCCTTCCTCATTGAGAATCTTCTCAATTTGGACTCGGGATTGGAGAGCTTCAGTGATGCCGTCAGTTACTGATTTGACAGCGCCACCAAAGATTCCTCCAACTAGCTGTAGAACGAGGATTGTGGCCATTACGGCCATACTTATATCCTTTTTGTTCATGTGTGTCTCCTTTCGGAGACGCAACAGCCCCCGATATTAAAGGGATGACGGAACCACTTAGAATCCTTTGCTTCATACGTGCACACAACATGGTGCATGGTGGCTGGGTAAGCCACCATAACACTGCAGTTGTATGCAACCTCCGAATTAGTGGTGAGTATCTTTCTTCCGATATCTCACTCTTCTGAGGCTCCCTTACCCGTCTATGGGCGAGAGACTTCACTGAAACGGACCCTAAGGTCGCAGCACCATGCTGCTAGACCTGGACCCCAC